TTCGGATGAGGTTTCAAGGCGCTAGGCGTGGTCAATCCCATACATAGAAGGCGCAATGGACATTGCATTCCACATCCCGCAGTGGTTGCTGTTGACGCTAGCGGTAGCCGTCGGTATTCCGGCAGCATGCGCGCTGATCGTATTTGCGCTCATTGGTGCAGCATTCTTCTGTTCGTTTCGCAGCGGGTTGTGGCGCTGAGCGAAAAACACCAACACGCACCGAGCGGAGAGAAAGATTCTTGCTCTGGCTGCGAAACACCCCATGAACGAGGCCGCACATGGCGAAAGCATGTGGGGCGAAGACTCGCTCTGGCGAGCCATGCAAACGCGCCCCGGTAGAAGGTAGAGCGCGCTGCAAATTGCATGGCGGCGCAACGCCGTTAACGAATCAGAACGCTCTGAAGCACGGCATATACAGCGCCGTCATCCGTGCCGACGAAAAGGATCTCGCTGCTGCGATGCAGGGCGCGATCGGAAAGCTCGACGATGAAATCCTGATCTGCCGAATCCAATTGCACCGCGCGCTGCAAGCTCAGAACGCCGCCGACGAGGGCGATGGGCTTGACCTTGAGGAAGACATCAAGCGTATCGGTGGTGGCGAAAACGCGCCTGGCGACGAAACGCGTCGAAAGCGCCGCGACTACACCGCGATCATTGACAGGCTCGCTGGCCGCATCGAATCGCTCGAACGGACGCGCGCCGCACTTATGAAGGATGATGAGCCGGGCGACGACGACATGACTCGCGACGATACGGTCATCTTGAAACCAGATGAGCCTATCCCGGACAACCCCGTCGTCTAACGTCAATCTGACGCCTAAGCAGGCCAATATCTACGCGTGGGGATGGCAGCCCAAAGCTCGCTTTCGAGACGCCGTGTGTGGCCGACGTTTCGGAAAGACGTTTCTCGGTGCTAAAGAAATGCGCCGCGCTGCGAAGCTGGCCGTGAAATGGCAGGTTTCGACCGATGACGAGATCTGGTATGCCGCGCCGACGTTCAAGCAGGCTAAGCGCGTTTTCTGGCGCCGGCTGAAGAAGGCGATCCCTGGATCGTGGCGCGGCGGCAAGCCGAACGAGACTGAATGCAGTATCACGCTGCGCTCCGGTCACGTCATGCGCATCGTCGGGCTTGACAGCTATGACAATCTGCGCGGCTCCGGTCTGTTCTTCGTGCTGGTCGACGAATGGGCGGACTGCCCATATGAGGCGTGGGAAGAAGTGCTGCGCCCCATGTTATCGACGTGCCGCTATTACGTCGATGGTGTCGAGCGCCGCGGCGGCCACGCGCTGCGCATTGGCACGCCGAAGGGCTTCAACCACTGCTACGACACGTATCTGGCGGGCCAAGGTGCCGAGCCGGATCACAAGAGCTGGATGTACACGTCGGTCCAGGGTGGCAATGTGCCGCCAGATGAAATCGACGCAGCGCGGCGCAGCATGGACCCGCGCACGTTCCGGCAAGAGTACGAAGCCAGCTTCGAGAATTATCAAGGCGTCATCTATTACTGCTTCGATCGGCGAAAGAACCACACCGACGAGACGCTCAAGCCGGGCGACGAGCTGCATATTGGCCTGGACTTCAATATCGCCCATATGAGCGCCGTCGTGTTCGTGCTGCGCGATGGTTTGCCGCGCGCGGTTGACGAACTGATGGATGTGTTCGACACAGCGGCCATGATCGAGAAGATCAAGGAGCGATTCGACGGGCACAAGATCACCATTTACCCGGATGCGTCTGGTGACAACCGGAAGACCAGCAGCGGCAGCGAGTCTGACATTGCGATGCTTCGCAAGGCCGGGTTTGCGATCAAGGTCAATGCCTCAAACCCTGCGGTGCGCGACCGGATCAACAGCAAGAACGCGATGCTCTGCAACACCTACGACGAGCGGAAATTGCTGGTCAACACGGTGAAGTGCCCCAAGTACACACAAGGCCTTGAGCGCCAGGTGTGGGACGAGAAGGGCGAGCCGGACAAGAAATCTGGCTTCGACCACGGCAACGATGCTGGCGGCTATTTCATCGTCCACCAGTTCCCGATCGTGAAGCGCCAGACGACCGTCCGCCCGCTCCACATGTAACCGAACAACACACATGACGACAACAGTGCGCGACCAGTCCGCCGCAGTCGCTTCGATGGCTGAGAACTGGCCGATTATCGACGCACTGCTCGGCGGCACGCCTGCCATGCGCAAGGCGGCCAAGACATATCTACCGCAGTGGCCGGGCGAGACGAAAGAGGCATACGACGCTCGTGTAGCGACTGCCACGCTGTTCCCGGCGTTCCCTCGCACGGTCGAGGTGCTGGCAGGCAAGCCATTCAGCAAGCCTGTCACGCTCACAGACGACGTACCCGCGCGCATCAAGGACTGGTGCGACACGGACATCGATCTGCAAGGGCGCAACCTGCACGCGTTCGCTGCGAGCGTGTCTGAGGAAGCGCTGTCGCACGGTATTACCGGCATTCTGGTCGACTATCCGAAGGCGACCAACGTTCGCACGAAGGCAGAGGAAAACGCAGCGGGCATCCGGCCGTACTGGGTGCATATCCATGCTGGCAACATTCTCGGCTGGCGCTCGCAGCGCATCAACGGCGCGGAAGTGTTCACGCAACTGCGGCTGCTCGAACAGGTGATCGAGGACGACGGCCAGTTCGGCGAAAAGCCGATCGAGCAAGTGCGCGTGCTGTACCCCGGCAAGTGGCAAACGTGGCGCGAGTCGGAGAAGCCTGACCCGACGACCGGCAAGCCTGAATGGATTCTGCACGAGGAAGGCACGACGACGCTCGACGTGATCCCGTTCGTGCCGATCTACGGCCGGCGCACCGGGTTCATGACCGCGGTTCCGCCGCTGCTCGAACTGGCGCACATGAACGTCGAGCACTGGCAGAGCAAGAGCGATCAGCAGACGATTCTGCACGTTGCGCGCGTGCCAATCCTCTTCGGCAAGGGGCTGGACGGCCAGCCGGTGATCGTCGGCGCTGGCTCGATGGTCACGGTTGACTCTGAAAAAGCCGATCTGAAGTACGTCGAGCACTCCGGTGCGGCAATCGAAGCAGGGCGGCTCTCGCTGCTCGACCTTGAAGACCGAATGCGCCAGGTCGGCGCCGAACTGCTCGTCATCAAGCCCGGCAAGACGACCGTCGCCCAGACCGTCGCCGAGAACGAAGCGGGCATGTGCGCGCTGCAGCGGCTCATCGAGGACGTCGAGGATGGCATCGACGCAGCGCTTGCATTGACCGCGCGCTGGATCAAGGAAGCGAAGGGCGGCAACGTCCAGATCTTCAAGGACTTCGGCGTTGCAACACTGGCTGAGGCATCGATCGACCTGCTGCGCGACATGAACGTCGACGGCACGTTCTCCGACGAATCGCTGTTCAACGAAGCGAAGCGACGCGGCTACATCAGCCCAGAAACGAAGTGGGATGACGAGAAGAAGCGCATCGCACAGAACACGCCGAAGGGCGATCTAGGCGCGGTCGGCATTACTGATTGACGCTTGACATTTGATCGCAAGTAGTCTTCGCGAATTCGTGATTCGCGAATGCCGAATGCCGCGATCACAGATTCACAAATTACGCAAGACACCGGCCGCACAGCTAACCCTGTGCGGCTTTTTTATTGCCGGTTCCTCGGATGAGGGGCGGCGCAACACGGCCGGATGGCCTAACAGCTCGGGTTGGATGACCTATGAAACTCAAACTGAATGATGATGGATTCGCAGTCGTGCAAGACGGCAAGCCGGTCTACGTGAACGACGATGGCAAGGAAATCGCCTTCGATGTCGCTGGCACGGTTGCAACGATCTCGCGCCTGAACAGCGAAGCCAAGGGCCACCGCGAACGTGCAGAAGCGGCCGAGAAGGCTGCCAAGGCATTCGAAGGGATCACCGACGCAGAAGCGGCGCGCAAGGCGCTGGCGACCGTCGCCAATCTCGACGCAAAGAAGCTGGTCGACGCTGGCGAGATCGACAAGGTTCGCGCCGAAGCGATCAAGGCCGTCGAAGACAAGTACGCGCCGATCGTCTCCGAGCGCGACGGACTGCTCAAGTCGCTGGTCGACGAAAAGGTCGGCGGCAGCTTTGCGCGCTCCAA